CCTTGTTGTCCAGTCAATTGTTGGCCACCCATTTGTTGACCTTGTTGTCCAGTCAATTGTTGGCCACCCATTTGTTGACCTTGTTGACTGCCCATTTGTTGGCCACCCATTTGATCAACTTGTGATTGAGCCTGAGAAATAGCTTGATTTACTTGGCTTAATGTCTGATTAGCTTGTAGATACTGTAATCCTTGATTTAGTGTTTGAATAGCTTGTTGAATAGTTTGTTGTAATTGTTGATCAGCTTGTTGCATTTGTTGTTGAGATTGTTGGCTAAAATGTTGCAGTTGTTGCATCAGTTGATTAGCTTGTTGTAATCCTTGCTGTGGCTGCTGCCCTTGTTGTTGCATTTGAGATGTTTGAGATAAAGATTGTTGTAACTGTTGAATTTGATTTTTAAGACTAGTTAATTCTTGTGAAACCTCTAAATCAGCAGCTTTACGTGCTACAGCTTCAACTTTTTTCTCAGTTCGTTTGTCCATTTTAAAATCCTCCTTTTGTACCCACATAGTAGTGAACAACATCTTTTATAATGTACAAATTTTTGACTTTAATACTAAATAAAAAATAAAGTTAAATACAGAGAATTGGGAAAGGGGCATAAAGATAAAGTTTTAATTGCAAATAGGACAAGCGAAATTGCTTGTCCCATGGGGAGTCCATTAGAAAAATTATGGAAATGTCAATAGATTTTTAAAGAGTCTGTACAAAATCAGCATTAATTATACAAAATTTGTTAATGATTTGGCAGACAACATTTTTAGTTGTCTGCCGTGGGTTGAATGAGTTTGTCAATGTCAATAGATTGCATTCTCATTACAAGAAGAGTGAAGCCGCTAGTTCAAACGGCTTATGGATAGTGTGTGCAACCTTTTTGAAAATATGTAAAAAAGAATATGTCTATTTAAAAAAGCAAAAAGAGCACAAATATAGCGCGCTCATAGGAAGATGGGTTTTTATGAGTGAGGGTCTCCATACAATAACATCTGCTTGTTTCGTTTAAAGGTGTCAAAAGTCAACTTATATATCACGAATACGATGTAAAACTAGTAAAATAACGTATTGATTGGAAATCGGTTGTAAGATATTCTATTTATAACAATGTATTTAAAGGGAAGTGGGTTCAAAAAATAAGGAAACCTAATTGTATACACAAATACAACTTCATTAAAACTCAGGATAGTGAAAATTTTAAAACGGGACAGATGGGGATAGCCAGTTTTTATAAGTGTGAAAAGTGTGGAAAAGAAAAAGTTGAATATAAATATAACAATGATATAAATAGTGACCTTTGGAATATATAAAATAAAAATTTTATAGTCCTACTGGAAGAACCAGCGGACATCAAACCTTAAAGAGTAGTAACAATATTGCTCTGTGGTTTGGTGTTCGCTTTTTTATTTTCATTAATAAAATAGACAAGGAGTGTTTGTATATATGACGCAATTAACATTCTTACCTAAAATTAATCGTAAAGCAACACAGGCTCGTTTAGAAAAGATTCTTGAAGACGTTCGTATTTATAGACAGTTTGGAATGATTAGAAATGAGATGAAGGTTACAGCTTCTTGTGAAGTAAGATATCATGGCGCAACAAATGTTGTAGGAAAACCAGCTGAAGATGTTGCTTTGGCTAATTTGGAATTGAGTAAACGAGAAGAGAGATTAAAATGTTTATCTTTTCAGATTGATAAGGCATTAAGTCGTTTTAGTAAGAATCAAGGAGACATTATTGTAAAACGTTATTTAGAAGCTGAAGAAGTCTTTGATTATATGGTCTATAACGAGATTGGCATGAGTGAGCGTACATATAGACGTAATAAGTCCAACGCTTTTTATAAACTAGCCTTTGCTCTTAGATTAGAAGTATATGAGACAGAAGAGCATCGTGGAGGGGATGATCTATGAACTTTGTCCAACCTATTCGAGATCCAGAGCAGATACAACATATTAAAGAGTACCTAAGGGAAAATAATGAGCGTAATTATATTCTATTTGTAATGGGAATTAATACAGGATTACGGATTAGTGATATTTTAAAACTAAGAGTTGGTGATTTAAAAGGCAGTCATATTTCAATGCGAGAAAAAAAGACAGGCAAGCAGAAACGGATTCAATTGACTCCAGCACTAAAAAGAGAACTACGTTGGTACATTAAAGAAAGAGAAGAAAATGAGTATTTGATTAAAAGTCGTGAGGGGAAGAATAAACCGATTGGGCGTAGCATGGCTTATAAAATACTTAGAAGTACGGCAGCGGAATTTGGATTAGATGAAATAGGAACTCATACACTGCGTAAGACATTTGGATATCATATGTATATGCAGACAAAGAATATCGCTCTACTTATGGAGATATTCAATCATTCATCCGAAAGAGTCACATTAAGATATATTGGTGTGAACCAAGATGCAATGGATAAGGCTATGACTAAGTTCAAGATATAGCAAACATCCTTTTTCTTTTTTTGTTTTTTTACAGTTAACCATTTTTTATGTGTTGTGTAACTCAAAATGAAAGTATTGATAAAGTTAAGCGTGACAAGGGATTTAAGAATCGGAGCAGTTACACAAAATATAAGATATGGGTAAGTGAAGTAACGGCATAAAAAAGAAGCGTAGTTCGTCAAATGAACGTACCGCTCCATTACTATCAAGTTAAGAAATTCATTGTTTCTAATTAATGGTATCCGTTTTCAAGTAATTATTATTGACTTTGAAAAAATAAAAAATCGCCTTATTAAAGGCGATTTTTTATTTTTTTTGCATGTTTTTAATAAATAAGTATCTTTTAAAGTTAAATGTAATGTTCTATTCTACATTAACGTCTTTCTGGTTCTTTTTCTTTTTTTCTAAGACCGAATAAACCTAATAGTCCTAATAAACCAAGCCATGCCCAATTATTATTTTTACGATTAGTATTCAAATCATTTGTTGTATTCACATTTCGAGTTCTAGTATCATAATTAACTCTATTCATGTTATTGTCATTAACTCGAGTTCTAGTATCATAATTAACTCTATTCATGTTATTGTCATTAACTCGAGTTGTAATATTATTATTGTTAACTCTATCCGTATTATATCCATCGTATTCAGCATGGATGCTTGTACCAAAAACCATAATAGTTAGTAATAGGGCACCTAAAATAGATGACAGTTTTTTCTTCATGGTTTTCCCTCCTTTCATATTTAGTAATGTCTCCAGTTCCTTTAGACAATATTCGTTTAAGAATATATAAATCCATTTGAGTTAAAATTATGATAAATATCTTTAATTTCTATTATTAAAAGTACTGATAATAATGGATTATGTTAATTGAAATATATGTGTTATTTATATGAATAAATTTTTTGTAGCAGTACATTCTATAAGGTGTAATTACTATATATGGGTAAGGTGTGCCTTATGAGTTATAAGAACTTATTTTCTTTAACCCGGAACATGGTTGGGAAAATTTTTTCTATAGTAAGCATTTTTGTTAAGAGTTTAATTTCTTTAAGGAGGAATATTTTTATGGGTGTTTTAAGTGGAAATCCACAAAATGAACCAATGCACTACGGAGAAGTCTTCGGGATTTGGAGTTATCTTGCAGCAGCACAAGGTGCAATTGCTGGCTATCAAGTTCTCATTAACCATACAGGAGATGAGGACTTAAAGAAATTTTTAGAAAACCTTGTAGAGAATGATATCCAATCAGAAGTTGAAGAATTAAAAAATTTATTAAAATTAAATGGTGTTGCATTACCGCCAGCACCTCCAGAAAGACCAGTTGCATCTATTGAAACGATTCCACCTGGTGCTCGTATAAATGACGCAGAAATTGCGGCAACGGTTTCTGCAGGTCTTGCAGCAGGTTTGGTAGCATGTAGCCAAGCTATGGGACAATCACTTCGAGAAGATGTAGGAATGATGTTTGGTCAATTTCATATGAAAAAAGCACAAGCTGGAGCTATATTGCTTCGTCTGAATAAGAAAAAAGGTTGGATTATTCCGCCTCCATTACATGTTCTACAATCAGATCAAGCATAATACCTAAATGAAAATTCAATTTATTCTTTATGGCTGTTGCAATGAGCTTGTCTAGGGAAATAAGGATTATTGACAAATTAAAATAAGTGGCAGAGTCGTGACCGCTTTTTGGCAGTAAATGTGCCGGTTGTTTTGGAATTACCGTGTTATATTTGTATTGTGAGTAATGGCGGGAAACATTGCTCACAAGGATTCTTTTATAAAATTCTAAACGGCTTCATATTGACGGCATAATTTAAAATCCGTAACCAGCTTTAATGGTACTGATTGAATGATATCGTTAATATAGGAGGGCTTTTTGCTCTTCTCTCAGGAACTTGATACTGTGTAGATGCAGTTGTGCAAACAACATTGGCTTCTTGAGAAAAGAATAAAACTTCATTTACCGTAATTTAAATTACAAATTAATAAGTAGTGATATAGCATCCATTCGGGTGCTTTTTTCTTTGCTATATAGAAATTAATTACACATTAAACTAGTGAACATTTGAATGAGACAAGCATATACTACTTGTACCTCATTAACTTTAGTAGCCTTGACTTTCGTTAATGGGATTCTCGTAATCCCTTAAAAGGAGCGCTCGCGGAAACGGGTGCTCTTTTTATTATATAAAGCGGATAGTTTTAACAGGAAGGAAGATAAATGATGGACGAAATACAACGATTTATTGCTAACAATACACATCAACTTGGATATATTATGGAAGAAGCTAGCAGGAAGTGGAAAGAGCAAGACCCTAAAGGCGCCTTGACAGTGGGACCATGTAAAGGAGTTATAGATTCTTATGGTAGTTATTATGATCTTTTAGAAAAGTTAGCATGCCTTCAAGAACGAAAGAACATTAAGCATAATAATTAAACCAATATCAATTATCCTAGGCGCTGCCGTTATCGGTTTAGCGTCTTATTTTATTGTGAGGAAGTGATGGGGTGTTTTGGTTAGGAGGTCTTATGGGATACTTCATAGGTACACTTGTTACTTTATTAGTAGTATATTTTGGTTATCGCATTGGTGAGGATAAAGAAGGTCAAGGGGTGAAGGAATGAACATTAATATTGAATCACTTAGAGAAGCCTTTAACAAGTTAGCGTATGAATTATATAAAGTAATCTCTCAGTTGGTTTCTAGCTACTGGGAACAAATTAAAGAACTTTCAGCAAAGTATATGGAGTATAAGTTGGAACGTCCAGTATATGGATACGTTAAACATAAAGTAATAAGATCACAGGTTATGAATCGTAAGCCTATCTGTGTACGAGCAAGGACGGTGTGCTAATGATTGACTATATTAAACTCATAAGAGAAGGAAAACTTATGAAGTTCTATAAGTCTAAAGAGTGGAGAGAGCTAAGGCTTAAAGCTTTAAAGCGAGATAACTATGAATGTCAGATGTGTAAGTCAAAAGGTAAATACAAACCTGCTGAGAATGTACATCATCTTAAAGAAGTAAAGACACATCCACATTTAGCATTAGACTTGGATAACTTACAATGTTTATGCATTCGATGTCATAATGAAGTACATGATCGGTTAGATAAGATTGAGAAGAAGAAACCTAAGTTTTTGAATGAGGAACGGTGGTAGCTATGATTATTGTGGATGGTAGTTGGACATTCGATACTGACTTAATGATTCAATATGCTGATACTGATAAGGAAGAACGAACTTCATATGAACGTGACATGTTGAATCAGTTTAGAAAGTATTCTTACTGGCGTTACTGTCAGATAAGAGACTGTGTTAATCCAAGGAAGTGCAAACGACTTAAACTTATTGATGTAAGAGAAAGATTGCAAGATGAAGAGAAATTAAAATTTACTATAGATATTCTAAAGATTTCTAGTGAAGAAGTCTTTTTTATTTTAGATTTTATCGAAACATACTTTGAATTAGTTTCCTAAAACCCCCCGGTCAAAAATTTTAGCTTTTTTCTGGGGAACCATTCAACGGGGAGGGGACGTCGGAAAAAATATTTTTTGATTTTCTCACGTGAGGGGGAGGGGTGCACACAAAATATAGGGTGCATCCTTTTTAAATTCGTTTAAAACCGCCTCAAATTCGATGTATGTAAAGAGGTGGTGAATATGGATGAATAATAATGCGACACCTCAAGAAGCCGCTCACAGTGACTATTTAAGCGGTATGAAGTATAAGGATATAGCAGAAAAATATTCTGTTTCTATGAATACCGTCAAGTCCTGGAAAAAAAGATATAACTGGCAAAGAGAGGCTGCACACAAAACACAAAAGGTTGCACCAAGAAAGAAAAGGGTGCACACAAAACTAAAACCGAAAATTAATCAGCTAAAAGAGACCATTAAACAAGATTTGATGAATCAATTGCAGGAAAACGGAACATTCGGTGCACATTATGTAGATTTAGTATCTGACTATATGGCACTTTGGGATATTAAAAACAATCTTATCTTAGATATAGAAGAAAGAGGGGTTGTTGTTGAGTGGTCTAATGGAAGGCAACAGGGAAAAAAGAAAAATGAAAGCATCGGTGAATTAAATAAAACAAATGCTCAAATGTTGAAGCTTTTAGCTGAATTAGGATTGAAAGCAACAGAAGTAGATAAGGATGAGGATGATGAAGAAGACGTATAATTATCACCCCTACATTGATGATTACATGCGAATGGTTGAAAATGGAGAAATTCAAGCTTGTAAAGAACAAAAACAGCTTATGGAGTTTCTACGATGGAAATTAGATCAACCAAACGTTGTAATAGATGCAGAAGCAATTGAAAAATCAGTGAGTGTTCCAGCGCCTTATTTTCCTTTTGAATTATTCCCTTGGCAGAAGTTTTGCAATGCATTTATATTTGGTGTTCGTTATGATGACGGTCGATTGATATTTGATCGTTTTTTTAATTTATTGGGGCGTGGTGCTGGTAAAAATGGTTGGATGGGTTACGATAGTTTTTTTATGCTGACATCACATCATGGAATACCAAACTACGATATTGATATTGTGGCAACATCAGAAGATCAAGCAAAAACTTCATTCGAAGATGTTTACAATGTTTTAGATGATCCAAAACATAAGAAAAAAATGAAGAAGAATTTTTATAAATCTCAAACATTGATTCAACATAAGCGCACAAAATCAAAAATGAACTATAATACATCGAATGCTAGAACAAAAGATGGTAAGCGTTCTGGTATTGTTATTTTCGATGAGATACATGAATATGACAATTACAAGAATATAAAGGTATTTACTTCTGGTCTTGGTAAAAAGAAAGATCCACGTATTTTCTATATTTCTACAGAGGGTTATGTTCGTGGTGGTGTTCTTGATGATTTAAAGGAAGAAGCAAGAGCAGTGTTAAATAAAGAGTTGCCAGATTCCACATTATTTCCGTTCATTTGTAAATTAGATGATCCGTCAGAAGTAGATAATGAAAAAATGTGGGAAAAAGCAAATCCATCATACCGATATAATCCATCTTTACAACAAAAAATGCGTCAAGAATACTACGATATGCAGAAAAACAGTTCATTACGTATTGAATTTATGACAAAACGAATGAATTCACCAGTTGAAGATTCTAGAAAAGAGGTTGCAACCTATGAAGATAGATTAGCAACAGATCAACCTTTTCCAGAGAATCTAAAAGGTATTGATGCAGTAGGTGGTATTGATTTTGCAGATGTACGAGATTTTTGCTCTGTAGGTTTATTATTTAAACATGATGGGAAAAGATATTGGATGCAGCACACTTTCATTCATCATATGGCTTTAAAATTGCAAGATATCAACCCCGACATTATTGAAATCGCAAAAGAAAAAGGATTATGTACGATTGTTTATGACAAATCCATTGATGCAGATCGTGTTGTGAATTGGTATCTGGAACAAGCAAAAATATTTAATATCAAGAAGGTCGCTTGTGATAGTTTCCGTGCTTCCATCTTAGAGGAGAAATTCAAGGAAACGGGGATTCCTTTAGAAGTTGTGAGAAGAGGCCCGATTACACATGCAAAATTAGCACCATTAATTGATGAGATGTTTATTAAACAATTAATTGTATTTGGTGATGATCCATTAATGCGTTGGTATGTAGGGAATGTTTATGTAGATGAAAAAGGAAATGGAAACAAAGAGTATTGCAAGATTGATAAAGAGAAACGGAAAACAGACGGTTTCTTTGCGTTGACTCATGCTTTAACACAAGATAGTGAATTAACAGAAGCAAAACCATTTTCTGTTGGTGCATTTAAGGTAAGAATTTACTAGAAAGGCAGGTGAGGGAATGGGGTTAATTGATTGGATTGGTGGTTGGTTTGGAAAAAGGAGCAGGGCAGATTTAAAAAGCTGTTTTTATGAAGTTTCCATTGATTACTTCTTTAAAAAACTGGCTGTTAATACTTGTGTAGATTTAATTGCGAATACGCTTGTTCGTTGTGAATTTCAAACATTTGAAAAAGGAAAAGAAGTTCGAAAGGGAAATCACTATTTATTTAATGTGCAGCCCAACCAAAACCAAAATGCTTCACAATTTATGCATAGTTTAGTCTCACATTTAATTTATGATAATGAGTGTTTAGTAATTATGCATAACGATCAACTATATATTGCAGATAGTTTTAGCAAAGAAGAATTTGCATTAAAAGAAAATATATATAAAGGCGTTACTGTTAAAAACTTCACTTTTACCGAAAAGGTATTTAAAGAGAGTGAGGTTTTTTATTTTCAATTAAATGATGAAAATATCATGAATGTAATTGATGGTTTATATAGCAGCTGGGGAAAATTAATTACTTCTGCTACAAGTATTTATAAGCGTTCTAATGCAATGCGTGTTGTGGTGAAAGGTGAATTTTTAAGAGCGCAAACACCAGAAATGCAACAACAAATGGATGCAATGTTCAATGAACAGTTTAAAGCGTTTTTTGAAGCAGATAATGCAGGTGCTGTGTTCCAATTACAAGATGGATATACATTAGAGAATTTTAGTAACACTTCCAAAGGAAACAAATTAGATAGTCGAGATATTAAAGCACTTGTTGATGACATTATTGATTTTGTTTCAATGGCTTTTCATGTACCAAAAGGAATGTTAAAAGGTGATGTTGTCGATGTCTCCAAGCAAACAGATAATTTCCTTATGTTCTGTATTAATCCGCTTGTTGAACTTATTGCAGATGAAATAAATCGTAAGTTTTATAAGAAGGAAGAGTACTTAGAACGAACATATTTAAAAGTAGATACGAGTCGTATTAAATATGTAGATATTACACAACTAGCAAGTGCTTGTGATGTGTTCTTTAGAATTGGTGCAAATTCAATTAATGATATTTTACGGATGCTAGGACGTGAACCAATTAATGAGGAATGGGCAAATAAACGGTATGTTACGAAAAACTATGAATCAGTTGAAAATGCAGCAGCATTAGGGGGAGGTGATGAGAATGACAGTAACGGAAATTCCGAAAATCAAAAATCGATTTGAGGTACTTAATAGCGCTAATACTGAAGAAGCAGACTTATATATGTATGGAACTATTTCAGCGTATTCTTGGTATGACGGTATCTCAAGTAGTAAAGTGCGAGAACAGTTAAAGAATATTACAGCCAAAACAATTAACGTTCACGTCAATAGTGGTGGTGGAGATGTATTTGAATCAATTGCCATCTCTAATTTATTAAAAAATCATTCTGCCCAAATCGTTATTCACATTGATGGTTTGGCAGCAAGTGGAGCATCTGTTATTGCAATGGCAGCCGATAAAATTATTATGCCGAAGAATACAATGATGATGATTCATAGAGCGTGGACATATGCAGCTGGTAATGCTGAAGATTTACGAAAAGTAGCTGATCGCCTTGATAAAATTGATACTGCAGTAACAGAAAGCTATGCTTCCCGATTTGTAGGAGAAAGAAACGAATTAGAGGAATTGTTAGCAGAAGAAACTTGGTTGACTGCTGAAGAATGTAAAACATTTGGCTTCTGTGATGAAATTGTAGATGAGATTGAAATACCAGAAGAAGATAATGAAGAAGATGAAGAAACAACAAAAGAAAAAATATTAAACAAATATATATCATCAGTATCAGCTAGTACAAAAGAAGAAAACCAAGAAAATACGAACAATACTAAAAATGCTTTATTTACATTACTAACGGCATTGAACACTTCCAAAAGGTAGTGTTTTTTATTTTGCATAAAATAGGAGGAAATGAAAAATGGCAATTAAAAATTTAGATCGTGAAGCACAGAAACAAAACGAAATGAAAGAAAAATTATTAAATGCAATGAATAGTGGAAATGAAGAGGCTGCAGCTGCAGCTATGGTAGAGTTTGCAAATTCTATCCAAGAAAATATTATCAATGAAGCACGTAGAGCAGTTAATGAAGATTTAACAGATCAACAAGTGATGGCAAGCCGTGGACTACAAGTTTTAACAAAAGATGAGCAATCCTATTATAACGAAGTAATCGCAAATAAAGGTTTTGCAGGAGTTGAAAAGTTAGTACCTGCAACAGTTTTCGAACGTGTATTTGAGTATTTACGCACAAATCACGCATTGTTAAACTATATTGAATTTGTAAATACGACTGGTGTAACAGAATGGATTGTGAAAAAAGGGAATGTACAATCTGCTTGGTGGGGAAAACTTTGTGAAGAAATTAAAGAATTATTAGATGATGGTTTTGAATCTATCCCAACAAACTTATATAAATTAAGTGCATATGTTCCAGTTTGTAACGCAATGTTAGATTTGGGCCCAGTTTGGTTAGATCGTTATGTTCGTGAAATTTTAACGGAATCAATGGCAATTGCGTTAGAAGAAGCAATTGTAAATGGAACAGGGAAAGATCAACCAATTGGGATGATGAAAGATCTTAATGCAGCGGTAACAGCAGGAGTTTATAGTGATAAAAAATCAATTGTGCTTACTAGTTTATCACCAGAATCATTAGGAAAAGAAGTTATGGCACCACTAACAAAAGGTGGACGACGTGCCGTAAATAATGCACTTATGGTTGTGAATCCTCTTGATTATTGGGGGAAAATCTTCCCAGCAACTACATTCTTAACACAAAATGGTGCATATGTATCTGGTGTGCTTCCAATTCCAGCTACAGTTATTCAGTCTTTAGCTGTTCCAAAAGGAAAGATGGTTGCAGGGATTGCAAGTGATTACTTTATGGGTGTTGGTTCGACTCAAAAAATTGAAGTATCAACAGAATATAAATTCTTAGAAGATGAAACAGTTTATTTATCTAAGCAATATGCAAATGGACGTCCGAAAGATAATGAATCATTCTTAGTATTTGATATTAGTGGTTTAACTAGTACAACTACTACACCCAAGTAATGCCTCTACATTCAAAGTAGAGGACGTTAATTTTAAAGGCATGACGAAACAACAGTTAATTAACTATGCAACAGATCATAATATTGTTGTTCCTTCAACATTATTAAAAGATGAAATTCGTGAAATTCTAGAAAAATCAGTAACTAACGGTGATCAAAATGGGTGATCAAAATGAATGAGATATTACTTAAAGATGTAAAAAGTCGGTTACGGATTACTTGGAATGATGAAGATGCACAACTCCTTAAAACAATTGAACGAGGAAAGGCGTATTTACAAAATCTTTGTAGTACGTCTTTTTCTTTTGAAGAAGAAGACCAGGTTAAACAATTACTTATTGAACGGTGCAGATATGAATACAACAATGCTCTAGAGGATTTTGAAAAGAATTTTCGGGGAGAATTACAGCGTTTAATTATAGATGCTGCCTTAAAAGAGAGGGCAAAAGATGAAGCCATACAATGAAACGTTTAATGAGGGGTTTTTGAGATACGGACGTACAGAAACGAAACGTAGTGAAAATGGAAAGCGAATCAAAGGTATTTTTTCTGAAGAAGGAAAGCTAGCTTTTAGAGAATTATCGGCACGGGATAGTGACTATCAATCCTGTGGGCTATTAAATGCAAAGTTAGATAAAAAAGTAAAAACTTTGTTTCCTCCTTCTTTTCGTTTGGTTACTAAAAACAAATTAAAAGTAGTTATAGATAACTTGGAATACGATGTCATTAAAGTGGATTCAGACAAACAGTATTTATATTTCTATTTACAAGAAGTAGGTGGATATGATGAGCAATGAACAATCGAAGAAACGACTGCAAAAAATGAATAGTTTGCTAATCTCAAAGTTGAAAGAACAGTTTGAGATAGGAGTTTATCAAGATCAAGTGAGTGAAGATGAAGAAAAAGACTATCATTATTTCATCTTTGAAACAGGTGGTTTTGAAAAAACAGATAGCAAGTTCACATTAAAACAAAATGTTTTAATTCGTTATTATTCTGAAAATCGTGATGATCTAGACGAAAGAATGCTAGATATTATTGCTGCACTTGAAGCTGCAGGACATTCATTTCAGCATTCTAATAAAACATCCATTCAAAAAGGCGAATTGGATGAATATATTGATGAAATTGAGATTTATGTAACAAGGATTGTCAAATATGGCTGCTAGTTCATGGAGTTTAGAGTTTGGAGATATTGAGAAATTAGAAAACAAACTTAGACAGATTCCGAACAAGTCAGAACAAGCACTAAATAAAGTGTTACATAATGAAGGTGTAAATTTAGCAGTAGAATCTATTCAACCTCAAATCCCTATCTCTACATGGAAAGGGAGAGTTAGAAATAAGCGACATGCAAGAAATGAAAAAGCATTAACAAATAGCAAAATGAACCTTGGTTTTACGATTCGTCCAACACCAAGGCTTAATTATTTAAAATATCCCGATTTAGGTATTGGTAGATCAGCAAAAAACACTCCTCAAAAAATATTGGAGCGAGGATTACAAACAGCTACACCAAAAATATCGGAACGTTTAAATACAGAGTTAGATAAAGTTATTCAACAAACATTAGGAGGTTCATAATATGGCAAAAACAATTATTGAAGAATTTGATCCAATGACATTTACCAATGTAGGGATTCAATTTATTGAAGGTGGAGAACAACAAGTAGGAACAAAGTTTGGTTGTGTTGGGACCATCGAAGGTGAAACGGAAATGCTTGAAATTGTTAAAAAGTGTGAGGGGTTAGAAGTTAAAAAGATTTCTAGACCATCCAAAATGATTATGACTCTTTCGGGGCATTTACGTGTAGCAGTTCTTAGAAAGATTTTCGGAATAAAAACAGATGGATTAAAACCAGGTGTATGGTCATATGGTGCTAAATCTAAAGGGAAACCATTTGTCCTAACTGCAGATGTAGTTGATGAGTTTGAGGATTTACAAAAACTTGTTGCCTTTTCTAATTGTGCTTCTTCAACAGGATTCAAATTTAAAGTGGAAAATGGTGCAGATGAAGTTGCGGAAACAGAACTTGAGTTTACTGTAATGAAAGATAGTAATAATGAATTCTATTATGAAGCATTAGTGGATGAACTAGAAGACCAAACGGTAAAAGATCAATGGCATACAAAATTCACACCAGAACTTGTAAAAGCAACAACTCAAACACCACAACAGTAATAGGGGGACAACAAAATGGTGAAAGTAGAAATTGTAAAATTACAAGAAGTAGAAACTGTACAGTTAGACAACGGACAGTTCCAAAGAATAACTAAAAATCAACAAACTGTCCCTTGTTACATTACAAATTATGCAGTGAAGAAGGGGAAAGATTTAGGATTACTAGAAGAATCCCTTTTGCAGGGGTTATTTAAATTAAAAGGTTTAGTGAACGTTGATCCAAATCAACTTGATAGTATAGATAGTACTGCTTTACAAGGAATTGATGAAGTTGAATTACAAAAGATCATTTATTTAGGGTGCTTAGGTGCAAATAAAAATTTTCCTTATGATTTTGATGCATTTTTAGAGCGATTTCATTATTCCTTTGATGCAACAGTAAAATTATATGCACAATTAATTTCTGGTGTAACAACAGGACAATAAAACGGATTTGCAAAAGGATTAGCCAATAGCACCAGAAACGGAAAAAAGAAATAAGCCCACCGAAAATAAACATTGAATGCGTAGAGGACAAATATGTTCTCTACGTTTTAATTTATGGGATTGATCCAGATGCATTTTGGCACTTTCCTGTTGCATCGGTGGAGCGAATAGCCGAAGGAAAACTTGCTTTTGATGGTTGGAAAGCCAATCCACGTTAAAGAAAGGCAGGTGAAAATATGGCAAATGGTCCAGAATCAAAAATAACATTTAAAGTTTTCAATCAAGAATTTAATAAAGCAATGGGTGAAATGAAGAATGAAAGTACAAAGTTACGTCAAGAATTCACCTTGCAACAAGAACAACTTAAATTAAGCAGTACAGAAACAGAAAAACTAACTGCAAAGTTAGGATACCTGCAGCAGCAACAACAATTGGCAGCACAAAAGGTTGCAACAACTGAACAACAATTAAGTAAAGCAAAAGCTATATATGGTGAAAACTCTGTAGAAGTTGAAAAACTTGCACGTCAATTAGCGAATGCTCAAATAGCTGAACAAAAGTTTTTAAATCAAGTTAAAGAAACTGAATCAGCACTTCAAAGATTAGGACAACAAAATAGTGTTGCTGCACAAGAATTAAATAAATTAAGTGCAGAAGAAACTAGTCTTGCAAATAAATCAGCAAAATTACGTGCTGAATATGATTTGCAACGTGCAGCACTTGGTAATAATGCAACTGAATCTGAAAAATTAACGGCAAAGATTCATTACTTGGAACAAGCACAGCAAAATGCTGCTCAACAAACACAAAATTGTGCACAGAAACTAGAAGCTGCTAAATCACAGTATGGAGAAAATTCTGCTGAAGTAAATAAGCTTGAAACAAAATTATTACAACTAAGAGCAGCGGAACAGCAATTGCAAAATGAAGTTCGACAAGCTAATACAGCACTATCAGAACAAGCAAACACTGCAAGCCAAGCATCAGAAAAAATTAATGCTGCTGGTGAAAAAATGCGAAGTGCTGGGGAAACTATGTCTACAACTGCAACACCAGCTATTTTAGGTTTGGGTGCAGGAGCAATGAAAGTAGCTTCTGACATGGATGCTTCACAAAGAAAAATCCAAGCAAGTTTAGGTTTAACATCCGAAGGTGCTCAAAATCTTGAAAAGATAGCAGAAAGTACTTGGAAAAATGGATTTGGTGAAAATCTGGCAGAAGTCGATACAGCATTAATAAAAGTATTTCAAAATATGCGTGATGTTCCAAATGAAGAATTACAAGGTGCAACTGAAAATGTATTAACACTTGCTCAAACATATGATGTTGATCTGAATGAAGCAACTCGTGGTGCAGGTCAATTAATGAGTCAATTCGGATTATCTACAGAAGAAACATTTGATTTACTTGCTGCAGGTGCTCAAGAAGGATTGAACTATTCAGATGAATTGTTTGATAACCTTTCAGAATATGCACCGTTATTTAAACAAGCAGGTTTTACGGCTGATGAGATGTTTAATATTCTAGCAAATGGTACTCGTGATGGTTCTTACAATCTTGATTATATTAATGATCTTATAAAAGAATTTGGAATTCGTGTGCAAGATGGTTCTAAGGGCGTCGCTGAAGGATTTGGTGAGTTATCCCAGGAAACACAAGATGTTTGGGCAAGCTTTAACGCAGGAAAAGCAACCGCAGCCGACGTGTTTAAAGCTGTTACTGGTGATTTGAAAAACATGGATGACAAAGTAAAAGCGAATCAAATTGGCGTTGCTCTTATGGGTACAAAATTCGAAGATATGGGCGCTGATGCAGTTTTAAGTCTAAATGAATTAAATGGTGGATTAGGTAAAACCAAAGGCGCTATGGATAACATGAAAAAGCTTCAAGAGGAAGCGTTTGGGCAACAATTTAAAAGTATGTTGCGAGAATTAGCAGCTGCTCTTGAACCTTTGGGAAAAGTTTTATTATCGTTAGCAAAAGATATCATGCCTTCTATTTCAAGTGCAGTAAAAACCGTATCAGATGGATTTAATAATTTATCTCCAACTGCTCAAAAAATCATCATAATAGTTGGTGGCATTGTTGCCGCCATTGGTCCCTTGCTAATCATTCTATCCTCACTTGCTCCACTCGCTGGTGCATTTGGAATTACGGCAGGGGCAATGCTTGGATGGATCGCAATTATCCCAATCATTATAGCGGCCGTTGTGGGATTAGTTGTTGCAATCGTTCAAAATTGGGATTCTATTAAAGAATGGACCATAAATACTTGGAATGCGATTAAGGAGTTTTTAGTAGGTATTTGGGATGGTTTACTTCTAATATTAACTAATACTTGGAATATGATTAGTACAACTACAACAACAGTTTGGACTGCTATTTCAACTTTCTTTATGGAAATTTGGAATGGCATTGTAGCCTTTTTAACATCTGTCTTACAAGGGATTGCGGATTTCTTTTCATTGATTTGGAATGGTATTTCTACTGTAATTCAAACCATATGGAATTTTATTAGTCAATATTTACAAGCGATTTGGACTGCTATTTCCTATTTTGCAACGCCAATATTTGAAAGGATTAAAACTTTTATTACAGGTGTATGGAATACAATTAGTTCTACTACAAGTACAGTTTGGAATGCGATTAAGAATTTCTTATCTACTTGCTGGAATGGACTAGTTTCTTTTGTCATGCCTATTTTTAATCGTATTAAAGATTTTATTGTTTCTGTATGGAACACAATCAGTTCTACTACAAGCACGATATGGAACACAATAAAAAATGTTTTATCAAGCATTTGGAATTCTATTGTTTCTGTAGTAACTCCAATTTTCAATAACATAAAATCAGCAATATCTGCTGTTTGGACTGCAATTAGTAGTACAAGTAGCAGTGTTTGGAATGGCATGAAATCTACTCTTTCAAGTATATGGGAAGGTATTAAATCGACAGCTTCTAGTGTTTGGAATGGATTAAAAGAAGCAATTATGACACCCGTTCGTTGGGTTACTGGTGCAGTAGAAGGCGCTTTTAATGGAATGAAATCTGCTGTATTAGGTGTTTGGGATGGTATCAAAAGCGGTATCAGAACAGTCATTAATGGCATTATTAGTATGATTAATAAATTCATTGATGGATTTAATACACCTGCTAATCTATTAAACAAAATTCCCGGTGTAGATGCACCAACCATTCCACATGTACCGATGCTTGCAAAAGGTGGGCATGTTTTAGGGGATGGACAATTTATTGCCGGTGAAGCTGGTCCCGAATTATTCAGTAAAAAAGGAAATAAAGTATCGGTTACACCTTTAAGTTCTTCAGAAAAAGCAGCTGGTATTGGTGGACAATTGAACTTACTTACAAGAAATGTTGCGGAAACGATACAAAATGCAGCTGCACAATTGGCACAAATAGTTGCATTTGATGTACCCAATGCATTAGGGGATGCACTTTTAAATGGTCTTCCTAATATTGCAGGAACAACAACAGGAGAGGGCAGTAATCAACAACCAATTGAAGTTAATTTTTATAATACTGTTCGGAATGAACGTGACATTGATCGTATGTTTGAAAAAGCGGATGATTGGTTTGCACAAAAAGGACGTAACTTAAATATTGGCATAGGGAGGAATTGATTTGCTAGACATTGGAATTGATAAGGGATTAGCGAGTGATTACGGATTATGTATGGTAGATCGTCCTGTTATTCCTACTGCAAAACAAAAAGTAGAACACATAGAAGTACCTGGAAGGCACGGTTCACTCACGAAAAAAGGGGCATTTGAGGATGTCCCTTTTAAAATTAAATTTAATTTGCTAGAAGAAGAAAATATAAAACCTTTAGTACGTGACATAAAAGTTTGGCTTATGAATGGAAAAACCCTCTATTTTACAGATGATGAGGTATATCGAAAAATCAAACATGTAGAAATTGGTGACATTGCAAATGAAATTGAAGAATATGGAGAATTTGAAGTGGAATTTACACTTGATCCATTTGAATATGTTGAATCAGTCCCATTTGTAGTAACGAAATCAGAAGCGTTTATGAATATCGGAACATATGAATCTGCTCCTAAATTTGAGATTTTTGGGAATAATGATGTACGAATTATGATAAATGACGTTTCCTTTCAAATAAAAGGAATAACCAATTCTGTTATAGTTGATTCTGAACTTCTCATTGCTTATGAAGGCACAAAACCAATAAAAACAGTAGGGAGTTTCCCTGTTTTCCAAGTTGGAGAAAATACAATTACATGGTCTGGAAATGTAAATGAAATTTTAATTGAACCACGGTGGCGATATGTATGATTACACTATATGAAGCAAACGAAACGGATTTTACACATAATGGAATAGGGGTTTTAGATAACCATATTTATGATGCAACTGTTGAGGAAGAACTCAACGGTTTATTTGTATTTACTTTTAGTTATCCTTTATTTGCTCCTCACGGAACAAAAATTGATGGTATGAGCATTGTTAAAGCACCAACACCTGATGGAGATCAATTATTTCGTGTTGTGACACCTAAACCAAGCATGGGCGAATTAAAAGTACAATGCTATCACATTTTCTATGATTTAACTGAAAACTTAATTGAAGATATATTTATCCAAACAACAAATGGAAACGGTGCAATGAATCGTTTATCAGCAGGGTGTCAATATAAGCATCCGTTCACCTTCTATTCTGATATACCAACTATTGCAAGTTCACGTATTGTAAGGAAAAATCCAGTTGAAGCGATTTTAGATAATGGTCAAGATAACTCTTTTATCAATCGTTGGGGCGGTGAATTAAAACGAGATAATTTTGATGTGAGAATGTTAAAAAATCGGGGCATGGATAGAGGGGTTGTCATTCAACACAAAAAAGACTTACTAGGATATGAAGGAAGTGTTGATTGGAAAAGCTCAGTTACCCGAATTATGCCAATAGGTTTTAATGGCTTATTGCTACCAGAACGATATATTGATAGTCCACTTATTAATAAATATCCTCATCCTAAAATTAGGGTGGTGGAATTTAAAGATATAAAAGCAGCTATTGGAGATAATGCAAAAGATGAAGATGCAGTTCCATTGGAAGAAGCGTATAAATTATTGCGTAAAGCTGCAAAAGAAATGTATGAGATTCAAAGAGTAGATCAACCAAAAGCAACATACAAAGTTGAATTTCTAGAACTATCACAAACAGAAGAATATAAAGACTATGCTGTTTTACAGAAGGTGTACATGGGGGATATTGTTACTATCAGCCATGAAGAAGACAACCTTCATATTCAAGCAAAAGTAAATGCATATAAATATGATCCTATTGAAAAGAAATATATCGACTTAACGATTGGTAACTTTAAAGAATCCTTTACAAACTTAGCCAATAAGCTGGATCAGATGCAAAATAACTTAGAAGATATGCCATATGATATTTTAGATGCAGCAAAAGAACACGCAACCAATCTTATTAATAGTGGTTTTGGTGGTCATGTTCGTATTCATCCAGACAGAATTTTAATTATGGATACAAAAGATGAAATGACTGCTACAAAGGTTTGGCAATGGAATATTAACGGTTTAGGGTATTCAAGTACTGGAATCAATGGTCCATATGGACTTGCGATGACAATGGACGGACGAATTTTAGCTGACTTTATTACCGCTGGAACAATGAACGGGAATTTAATTAAAGGTGGAGAAATAAACGGTGCTACTTTAAGAACGTCTGATACAAAAAACTACGTAAATATATCAAAACAATTTATAC